AGAAGAACATACAGGAATGGTCGTCATTGGATCAAGACAACACCCAGACGATTTATACCATCATCTCTTAGAAAACAAAGCATGGGAAACTATTGTAGATCGTGCGCATGATTTACAAGTACCAATAGAAGATGAGTCTATAGATCATAGTAAACACATGTTATGGGCTAGTAAACGTACACATAAATGGTTAATGGAACAGTTAGCTGCTGCAGAGACTACAGGTGGTAGAAATATTTTTGAAATGGTTTATCTAAACAAAGCTATACCAGAAGGTATGGAATTGTTTACAGCAGAGATGATAGATCAGTGTTTAGACAAGTCTAGAAAACTAGGAGACATACCACCAGGTACAAGTCTTATTGCAGGATTAGATCCTGCTAGTACAGGTTATCAAGCAGCAGTGTTATGGGCATATAATGTAAAAACACAACAAGTATGGCTTGTAGATATGAAAAACGATCAAGGCGGTGGTATACAAAAAGCACATAATCTAATGAAGGAATGGTATGACAAATACTGGTTATCACATTGGATTATAGAAGAAAACGGATTCCAACGCGCTATAGGACAAGATAGAGATATAAAACTATGGGCAGCTAATCATGGTGTACGTATAGAAGGACACCAGACATACAAAAACAAATGGGATCCTACATTTGGTGTAACAAGTATGGTAGGCATGTATGAACAAGAAAAAATAAATATACCGTATGCAGACGCAAAAACACAAAGACTCGTAAATATTTTTAGACAACAATTAATTTATTTTTCACAAGCAGGTGCAAGTAATTCACGTAATGTAAAAACAAAAACTGACTTAGTTATGGCTAGTTGGTTCCCTATGAAACGTATACGCACCAATGTAAAAATGATGTTGGCAGAAGCAGAGAGCGACTATACTCCTTCTTATAGTTATTACAAACAAAGCGACTACAACGAGGTTTTTTGGTAATGGTGTATACCCCAGATGAATTATTAATTAAGACTGACGACTTAAAAGGCATGCACGAACATAGCGGACATTATGAGTACCGCGATAGAGTGCGTTCTATTATGAATGGTGGCAGCAACGGTATTGCTGCATTGTTAGGTGAGAGTGCAAAAAATTATGACATTGACTTACCTATACCTAATCTTATAAACTCTGGTCTTGAACACTTAGCACAAAAATTAGGACGTATGCCAGACATAAAGGTAGACGCTTATGCAGAGAGTGATCGTGCAAAAGCAAAAGCAGAAAAACTAGAACGTATTGTATCTAACTTAGACAGTAGTTCTAAGATGGACATGCAGTTGCCACAAGCAGCTAGATGGCTACCTGGCTATGGTTTTTGTGTTTGGATTGTCAGACAGAAAATGTCACCTGACGGTATTATGTATCCACACGCAGAACTACGTGATCCTTATGATTGTTATCCAGGATATTATGGACCAGACCAAGATCCAAAAGAATTAGCACTAATACGACTTGTACCTAATGCTGTAATAAAAAGTATGTATCCACAAGCAAAGGTTATGGTTGATGAGTCAAGTCAATTCCCATCAGGTTATAGTAAATTTAAATATCATGATGGTTTCCAAAGAGGTTGGGATAATCACACAGCAGACGGTACAGAACTTGTAGAGTATTATGACGAAGAAGGTACTTATGTATTCCTACCAGATACAAAACAAATTCTAGACTTTACACCTAATCCTCTTAAATCTGGACCTAGATTTGTAATATCTAAAAGATTTAGTTTTGACAGATTGTCAGGACAATATGATCATGTATTAGGTTTAATGGCAGCTATGGCAAAGATTAACGTCTTATCCATAATTGCTATGGAAGACAGCGTATTCACAGAAACGAATATTATTGGTGAATTAGAGAGTGGGAACTACAAGCGCGGTAGATTTGCAGTCAACTATTTAACACCAGGTTCACAAGTTGCTAAACCACCAAATAATGTTCCTTATCAGTTGTTTCAACAGATAGACAGGATAGAGAGACAACTACGTGTTGGTTCTAGTTATCCAGTAAGTGATGACGCTATATCTCCTAACAGTTTTGTTACTGGTAGGGGATTACAAGAGTTACTATCGTCCGTAGATCTAAACGTAAAAGAATATCAATTATCACTTAAAAATGCAATAGAAGAATTAGATTATAAACGTTTAGAAATGGACGAAGTGCTTAATGGTAATAAGAAAAAACCATTAGCAGGATATTTACAAGGCACTGCATTTGCAGAACAATATACACCTAGTACAGATATACAAGGTATGTACAAGACTAGACGTGTGTATGGAGTCATGGCAGGATTTGATGAACCTACAAAAATTGTATCTGGTTTACAATTATTGCAAGCAGGAATAATTGACAAAGAGACATTACAAGAAAACATGGACGGACTTGATAATGTACAAAAGATAAACGATAGAATATTAAAAGACGAAGCAGAACGTACATTGTTTGAAACATTAAAAGTACAAGCTAGTCAAGGCGATCCTAAAGCAACAATGGCATTAGTACAGATTTATAAAAATCCAAACTCTATGCAATCTATATTAGATAAATTTTATACAGCAGAAGATCCAGAAGTACCAGAAGGAGAAGCAGCATTATTAGATCAATTAGGTGGACAACAGATACCGCAAGGTCCTGCACCTGATATACGATCATTATTATTAGGAGGTGTGCAAGGTGGCTAATCCATTAGATCATGAATTTACAAATTATAAGTTTGCTGATATTGTCAACAACTGCTTAGTTGATGTATGGCAAAAAACAGAAGAAACTATTGCAGATCATGAAGATGATATATACGCAGATGAACCAGTTATTACAGACATGCCAACAGGTATGATTGTGCAATATATACCAAACGGTTTACTTATATGGTTTGGAAGACAGGAGGACATAGATGGCGAATGGCAGTAGTAGACAACGTGGTAGAAGAGGTGGAGTCAAAAGACCTGCTGCAGTAAGTGGTCCAGGTAGATTATCTAGAAGAACAGATGGTGCCGCACCAACAATAGAAGATGTACGAGGTATGGTCAATGAGTCAGCAGGTGAAGAAGCTGCACTTGTAGATCAAGTAAGACAAGGCAACATAGAACAACCACAGACAACATTTGCTGCACAACCACAACAAGCACCACAACAAATAGGTGGTGTAGAACCTGGTATAGCAGATGTATTTGCACCAGGAAATGATGACTTAAATGCCTATACTCGTCCACCAATGGAAGATCAATTTTTAGAACCAGATGACGTAATGTTAATACGTGCAATGGCAGAAGTTAATCCTACTGCAGAACTTTTAGGTTTACTAAAATTTGCTTCTGATAGGCAGATAGGTAGAACGCAGCGTAATATATAATGCCAGAATTTCATAGAGATAATCCTGCGCAGGAACAAGAATTTTACAAAGAACTACAACGTAGAGAAGCAACCTATAAACGTGCTAAACAATCTATAAATAAAGAAGACGCTATGCGTGCAAGTTCTATAGCAAAAGCATATCCAAACTTTTCACCAGATGTTATTACTGCACTTACTACATTACAAGTAAAACCAGAAGCTACAGTTTTACAAGATATTTCTAAAATGATTGCACAATCTAATAGTAAAACTATTTTAGATAGAGTGTTTGATCCTATACAAGCAGGTGTACGTTTAGGATTTTTAGGTCTAGAAGATTTATATAGAACAACTGTAGACAGACCTATCAACTCTTTTATTGCTGCTACATTTGGAGACAAAGCAGAAAATTTAACATTTAGAGAAGCATACAAGCAATCTGGTAAGTCAACTGTAAAACAATTGTTACGACAATTAGATAAAGGACAAAAGGTAAATTTAGGAGAAGGATTTTTACCACAATCAGAAGTTTTTGATCCAGAAAATCCACAATCAAAATTTTATGACGAATATCAATACATGATTCGTTCTGGTTTTGACAGTGGTAGAGCGCAACAAATTATACAAAATTATCTAGGTACACCTATAACTGACATAGATAGAAGAATGCAAGAAGGTAATGAGAACTTTACAATTACAAGTCAATACGGTACTGCACCTATATCTTTAGGTAGATCAATAGCTTTACAAGTTGCAGAACCAAACACAAGACCATTTAATGTTATATCTGGTGTATTAGACGCAGGTAAAGCATTATTTTTAGATCCTGCAAATTACATGGCATTAGGTTTAGGTGCGTTTTCTAAAAAAAGAAAATTACTTAAAATACCTGATTATTTAGAAAAACAATTAGATGACATAGAATTAGATAAATTAACAAAAGCACAAAAAGAATACATTGGTGCTGTTAATAGAGGTTGGGGTTTACCTTTTATATCTGGTAGATCAGTATCTAATTACTTAGCAAAAGATCCTGGTGGTAACAAACTTATAGATTATTTTAGTGAGTTAGATAGTCCTAATAAATTTATAGAACTTACAGGTATTACAGATAGAGAAGCTATTGCTAGTTTTTTAGACATCTCACAAGATTTAACAAAGTCAAGTGCAGAGAAAAAAGAACTTATGTCAAAACTTATTACAGAGTTTTTAGAAGATCCTTTTGGTCCTTTTGGCACAGGACAAGCACCAACTGTAGGTGCTATAGGTAGATTTTTAGGTGGTGCTACAGAAGAACTATTAGGCGGTGTACCTAAAGGTACAGGTAAATTATTTGGTGCAAAAAAAGTTATAAAGACAAAACTTATGGATAGTCCTAACAGATCAGCAAGAATATTATCTACATACGCAGGTGAGTTTCCATATAGGTATGTTGACAGTAATCAATTAGATGACGCAGTAACAAACATAAAAGGTTGGTTAGATCAAACTACTGTAGATCCTATAGCAAAAGATCAGATTATAAACAGAGCTGTACGATTAGAAGATGGTGATCAAACAGGATTATTTAATGTTGTAAAAGATATGGTTACTTTTGCTACAGATGATTTAGTAGAAAAATATGGCGTTAATAAAGAAGACGCATATACATTTAGTAGAATATTTGAAGATTACTTACCAGAATTACGTGCATATTTTATTGACGCAGTTACAGGTAACAATGTTGCAAATCCAGGTGCAAAATTAAGTCAAACAATTGTAGACAACAAAGCGTTTGTAAATCCAGATCCACACTTACTTACAGAGTTTATAAACAGAACTATACCTTTACCTGATCCTGGACAATTAGCAAAAGCTATGAACTCAATGTCATTAATAAGAGCTAAAGCGTCAGAAGCAGGTATTGACATGTTTAGTAAGTTACCTGCAAATATTAGACAAGGTACTTTATCTAAAATTATTGATAGTTATTATTCAGACTTTTGGAAACCATTTGTATTGTTACGTGGTGCCTGGTTACTACGTGTTGTAGGAGAAGAGCAGCTACGTATGTATACAAAAGGTTATGACAATATTTTTTCACGACCATTATCAGTATTGTCTTTAGGTTTACTAAAAAAACCTAGTACATCAGAAGCTGCAAGATGGACAAGTAAAAATGTTAAATTTACAGATTTACTAGGCAATCCATTAGATGACGCATTGGAATGGCAACAAGCTAGTTCACGTAGATATGGTTCTGCTAATTTTGATCATTTATTTGGCGGTGCATACAAAGCAGGTAGAAGAAGAAAAAAACCAGGTGTACACCCAATGGACGTTGTAAGTAAAGAAGACGCTTTACGTAATATAGAAACACAACCAAACCTTATGAAAAAATATTTTGATGACGGTATTGTAAGAGAGATAGCGCATTTACATTATGATAGATTGTTTAACTTTTTATATCGAGGTGCTAATACAAAAAAACAAAGAGACGCAAGGTTTAAAGAATTTATAGAAGGATCTAGTAGTCGTGCGCAAGATGTTATAGAAGCATATAGTAAAGGTGGACCAGAATATAGAGCAAGAATGAGTACAGCAGGTGGTAGATTTGCTTACGCAGAATCTATTACAGCTAGAGTAAACCAATTAGCAGGTGGTTCTTTTGATCAAAATTTAGATGTTTTAGAAGATTTAAGCAAAAGAATAAACATAGATGATTTAGATTTTGCTAATACACCATTTCCATTGTCAGTAGAAAAAGTAGCAAACAATAACATACTAGAAATGTTGTTAAGAAATAGATTAAACAGAATAGACGGTACAAAATATATTGATGAAACATTAGATGATTTTTTTGACAGCATAAAAGATGGCGATCAAACATTATATAAAAAAGTTAAAAAAACATTATTGTCTGATGACTATATAGAAGATCTACCAAACATAGTTGCAGTAGGCAAAACAGATTATATAGATAGTGCAGGTAAATTAGAGTTTTATACAAACAAAGCATTTGACGCATTAATGGGACAAAGAACAGATAATGCTTCACGATCACCTGTATTTAGACAAGCATACTGGAGAACTATATATGACATGCTTCCATACATGTCAGGCAAGATGAGACAAACTATGTTAGAAGGTGGATCATATACAGTTGATGGTAAAGAATTTAATGTAGTAGGTGCATTAAATGCAAATTTACCAGGAGAAAATATGTTAGCAAGTTTTAAAGCAGACATAGGTTTACCTGCAAGTAAATTACGTAAAACAGACACAGATATAAATATTGACATGTTTCAACGTAAAGTTAAAGAATTAAATGACAGAGATACAAAATTAGATTTAGGTTTTGAAGATCTTGATGAAGAGTTTGAGAATCTATCTACTGCACTTAATAATAAACGATCAAGATTACAAAAACAGATAGATGATAAACAAGAAGAGCTTTACAAATTAGAGAGAGATATTTTTGGTACATACGGATCAGGAGTAACTTATGAAGATGACATAGTGCCACAAAATATAAAACAACGTGTTGACGATATAGAAGAACGCATATTTGAATTAGAGAGTGAGATAGAAGATGTACAAGATGTATTTAATAACAACTTAGCAGAAAAAGCAGAACTACTAGGATTTACAGATAAATCAGGTGACGTTGATTTAATTGATAGAATAGCAAAAGCAAGGGCTTTAACAGAAGTTCAAGAACTATTATATGACTTAACTAAACGTAAAAAACTAGCATATAACTTGCGTGGTATATTTCCATTCGGTGAAGCATACATAGAAATCATGACTACATGGGCAAGGTTGTTAAAAGAAAATCCAGAAATATTACGTAGAGGACAAGTAACTGTTAACGCTGCACGTGCAAGTAATCCATTTAGTCCTGTAGAAGGAGAAGGATTTTTAGGAGAAGATGAAGTAACTGGTGAAGAAGTATTTTATTATCCTATGATTGATGACTTTGTATCTGATAGATTATTTGGCGAAGATAGAAATGTTGGTGTCAGATTACCTGGATATGCAGGATCATTAAACCTAGCGTTAGAAATTGTGCCTGGTATAGGTCCTGCAGTAGCTATACCTGCAAGTTTTTTTGTAAATGCTAGTCCAACATTTGACGAAGCTAAAAAAGTTTTATTTCCATACGGATTACCAGATGTTAGATCTGCAGGAGATTTAATTGCTGCAGCAGGTGTACCTGCATGGTTACGTAATACATATCAAGCATTGTACGCATATAACGAAGATGTAGGTCAAAATGAGATAACACGTATTGCAAGTAACACAACTATTGACGTATACAGAATACTAAAAGCTGATGGTAGAGATGATAGAACTGCAGACATGCAAGATGAGTTAATGAAGGAAGCAAGACAGATTGCAAAAGGATTGACTCTTATAAAAGCCATATCACAATTTGTTGGTCCTACAGGTCTTAATCCGCGTTTTGATATAGGTAACGAAAAAAATGCAGGTCATATCTACAGTATGCAAATATTATCTGACAGGTATAGAGAGTTATTAGAAACACCACCTAAAGATCCAATAACTGGTAGATTTTTATACGCACCTGGAGATAACTATTCTGCTACTAAATTTTTTATAGATGAGTTTGGTTTTAATCCTATTGACATTGCAACACCAAAAACAGTTGTTATAGAGCCAAGACCAGTAGATGAACGCGGTGTAAAGTTTCAAAGAGAAAATCCAGAGATATTTAAACAATATAGTTTTACAGCACAATATGCAATACCACAAGGCGGTGGTGGTCCATTTGATTATGAAGCATACGTAAGAACTATTGCTAACGAACAAAGAGAACCATTAAAACCAGAAGAATGGTTAGCAAAACGTAACCAAAGATTAGGTCAATTTTATATGGAAGAAAAACGTATATCTACATTACAAACATACGATATAACTGATCCGTATCAAAACCTAATGCGTAATAGAGAATTAGCATTTAACAGAGATCTTGCTAGACAAAAATTTCCTGGATTTGATTCTACCGTACCTGGTCTACCACAAACATCAACATTAGAAATGCAATACGAAGAACTTAAACAATGGAAAAATAGTGACAAACTATCGTCTACGCCAGTAGGTAAAGATTTACTTGTGGTATTTGGATTAATAAATACATTGGAAAAACGATCATTAAAAGCAGGTTTGTCTAAAAATGGTTGGCGTACATCACGTACACTATTACGTGAGAGACAACAGCTACGTGATTTAATAGGCACATTAATAAATAAAAATCCAGATTTCCAAGTTGTTGCTGAACGTGTATTGTTACCGTTGTTCCAGGAACGTACAGATTTCTTAGAAGATCTGCAATATGACTATGATACACTTAAAGAATACGGTGTATACTTACCACAGTTACCTGATACAGAGGATATTTAATGGATAAAGATTTTAAATTAAGTTTTGTAAACAACATTATACAATTAAGAAATTTTGCATTAGACGATAATATAACAGAAATATTATTAGATTTAGTAGACGAAGATATACCTGATCAAGTTTTTATAGCAAAAGTCTACACAGAATTAAATGTGTACGACACTGTAGGTGCAAACATGTCTAACGATCTTATAGATTTCAATATGCCTTATGGTATGACAGAAAAAAGAAGAACTACTAGAACACCATTAATGACTTTTAACGTAGCGTTGAATAGAACAACACAAGATCTTTATGGATTAAATGACTGGAAAATTGGACAAACAGAAGATGATCAAAAGAGAAACGTAGATATTTATAGAGGTCTTGACATAGCTGCAGGTATACAAGGACCAGAAGGACCTGAAAATGCTAGATCATATTATGAATATTTAAATGGTAAATTAGATCAAATAGTTACTGATACAGGTTTATTAGGCGTTATTGTAAGACCACCACAAGGTAACGGAGGTACAATTTATGTTACAGAAGATCTTGATGAGTATTTTAGAAACAATGCACCTGTAGATATATCACAAGGTTTTTATCCAATAGAAGGCAAAAGTTATAGAAAATATCCTGGTTTTGCCAAACCAACTATATTAACAAGACCTGCTATGCAACTAAACGAAGATACAAATACATGGAATCAAGTACCAGGTGAGTACATTGAATCTGTAGAATCATTTAGTCAAGAAGGTAGATTTAACACAGAGTTAGATATTGGTGATACATTTAATGTAGCAGTAGGTACAAAGACTTCAGATGGTGCTTCTGTAGGAGAAGTACAATCATTAAGTAGAGATGAATTGTTGTTATTAGAAGAACAAGTAGCAGATGATCCTACAAAAGAAATAATATACACTGGTGGTACAAAAGACGAAGCACAAGCAGCATTAGATGGTTGGGTAGATTACAATACTAATTTAGCAACAGCTCCAGAGTATGACATATTTGGTGGTATAACACCAGACTATGCAATATACAAACAACCAGATTTAGCAGACGCATTTAAAGATGGAGAACCTACAGCTTCACAAATGAAGGACGCGTTACTTCCAGAACAGATATATGCAGGTAGTATTCCAGAAGAACAATTTTATGGTGGTACAGATCACATATCTGGACAAGGACCAGGACTTAATAATACACAAAAAATATCATGGATTTCTTTAGCACCACAGGAAGTAAAAGCAATACAAACAGATCTTATGCAGGCAGGTTATCTAGGTGTAGAAGAGTTTTTTTTAGAGCAAGGTGCATGGCAAGATAACACTGCAGGTGCTATGTATTCTGCAATGGTTGACGCTAACTTAAACATGATAGATGTGTATTCACAACTTACAGCAGAAAAAGAACGATATTTTAAAAAACCACCATTAACACCTAAAGTGTATCAAACACCATCACCAGGTTTTGTCAAGGATCAAATTGACGCTGCACTTAGATCTGCAGGTGTTACACGTAAATTAACAGACGCAGAGCTTGTAGCATTTTCAGAGTTTTATATACAAGCAGACAAAGATTATGACACAGCAAATGCAGAGTATCAAAAAAATTTAGATTTAGCTAATAGATTATTTCCTGGTTCACCAACAGAAATATCTATACCATCTACTGCTAGTGAAGAATTAGCAGCATACGCTGAACGTCAGTTTGAACCACAGTTACAAGCACAACAGAAGGGTATACAAGAACGTAACGATATGAGTTATTTGTTTAGTTCTATAGATCAATTTGACCGTATGATTGGAGGATAGTGGATCCTGACGATATTTTAGAAGAGTCTTTAGAAGGTTTAAGATCAGCAAATGATGAATTTGTTTCGGAACAAGTTGATAATATTATTTCAAAAAAAATAAATGACATTATTGACACAGACGGTAGTGCAGTAAATTTAGTAACTTATTTTGAAGATTTATTAGGATATAATTTAACTCAACAAGATGCAAAACAAGTTATAAAGTATGTAAATAATTTTGGTAAAAAAAATAAAGGTGATAGATTATTAAATAATTCTAAAAGTTTTAGTCCAAGACCAAGAGGTAATTTTCCGCCAGTAATGTTTGATAATTCAAAATCTGATGACATTGGATATTTAGTTTGGAAAACTATACAAGAGTTTGTTCCTAATTTAAGACCTACACCGAATGCGCCTTCTTTTGTACAAAACTTAGTTGCGTCAGGAGAAGATATAAATTTTACTGCTATCTCTGACGCTGATGTAGATATACCAGATACAGTAAAGACACCACTATCAGATGATGTAGCAGAAGTAAATAATGATTTTGTATATAACAAATTCAAAGACAAAGTACAAACTGCAGACAATGTAATTTTAAAAGAAGCAGCAGATGGCACAATTGAGCTGCTTGTTATAAAACGTAAACGTGGTCCACATAGAGATTTGTTTGCATTACCAGGTGGCATATTAGATGTATCACTATCTAAAGAACAAATGATACAAGGTGTTGTAGATCCAGGCGCACCTAATTTTAGAGCAACTGAAGTACATGATTTCTTAATGCCATTTGATTCTAATGTAGTTTTGGACATTACAGATAAGTACAGAGCTAACGAAGTTTTTGGTGCAGAAGCACTTAGAGAAGCATTAGAAGAAGTAGATTTAAAAAGAAAATTTATAAAAAATAGTTTTTATTTACCAATTAAATATGATCGTTTTGATTGGGACGCAAGAGCAGCAGGTGGTGTAGATGTTGGTGGTATAGGAATAATAATAAAAGATGTTACTGAATCTAATCTTGTTGATGGACAACCAACTACATCTGTTGTAGAAGAATGGATACCAAAAGCAAAAGATGACGCAATTGCGTATGAATGGATAAAATTAGATGATGTTATATCAGGAGAAAAACAATTAGCATTTGGTCATGTAGAGTTTGTAAGAGACGCATTATCAATATCAATGAAAAAAGATTTGTTAAATAAATCAAATAAAATATCAATGTTAAAAGGTAATTCTGTGTATACATATTATGATCTTGATTTATTAGATGAACAAATATACAAAACATCACAACGTAATTCAAAAATAATTGCAAAAGCAAACGTTGTACGTAAACAGAATAATCAACCATTGATACCAACAGAAAATATAGATTCTATTGTTGATCGTAAAAATAAAGCGTTTATAGAAAGTATTAGAGGTTTAAGAAGCTATACAAGTAACAGTGCTAATCCAGTTAAATTTACTGCACAAATGCAAATGGAACCTGATTTTATTTTTAGCGAATTGTTTGGCGATTTAACTGATCAAGCATTGTACTCTTTAAAATTAACTGATAGTGATTTTGTAGGTTTTGAAGATTTAGTAGAAGTTCTTGATGACGAGAATAATTTATATAGAGAAACAGGTGAAGCATTAGCTGCTGATTCTATAGAACTATCACCGTCAGGTAAAAGAAAAGTAAAGACAGAAATAAAAGACTTCTTATCTAAAAATTATAAAATGAAACTAAAAGCAAAAATTAATCAAGGTATGTTAATTGGTGATTACATTGCAGCTATGGCAAACAATGCAGATCAAATTATAAAAAGCAAAGATTTTAATTTAATTTTAGATAATTTATTAGACAGTGGATTAAAAATAGAAATTGCACCTAACAGATTGCTAGAAGTTACACAAGACGATAGTGTAATATCTGTTTTAGATTGGGGTTCTGGAGATTTAGCAGAATATGTAAAGTTAGATGATCGTAACACTATTATTTCAGAAATGGGATTATCTGCAGCAGTAGATGACAATTTTGCTTACTTACAAAGTGCTTATGGTGACGACATTACTAAAGCTATGGAAAACATTAGAGCTAAAAATAATAGATTTTTTGCAAGAACATTCCCACCAGAAATATATATACCTTCATGGGATTATTACAAAAATAATGCTGTAGGTATGCCAGAAGCATTGTTAGAAACAAAAAAATTAAAATTGACAGGAGATAACAGATTGCAAGGCATGGCTTATCACGGATCACCTGGATTGAATAGTAAAGGCAGAGCTGTAAATCAAATTTTACAAAATCGTTTATTTTCAATACAAAACACACCATCAGTTGAACGTCAATATTTAAACAGTATGGAAGGTTTGCTAAATAAAATAATGTTTGAAAATAATATTAATTGGTTAGATCCTACAAAATACAGAGGTAATATGTTGAGGTTAAATTATATGTACACAACTTCTAATCCCTTTTTAGCAACATCTTATGCAATGGGAGGTTTTAATTCTGGTGAAATAGAACTTTTAAATTCAAATGCACATGACGCTTTTCATACAATTTTAAATCATACAGATGTTTTAAATCCAGATGATGTTGATACATTAAATTTAATTAAAGAAGATTTAAAAACATTAGGTTTATCAATACAAGAACAAAATGGCGGTTTACGAATTGTTGACGTTGACACAGGTATGAGACCACAATTGGCAGATCCAGGTGTTATGCAAATAAAATTTGATGTACCTGGTAATGCTATTTTACATACAGACATGCCACTAACAAGACAGATTAAAAATCCAAACGTATCTAAATTATTAAAAAATATTATTAATAATTTACAAGTAGACAACATGTTAACTGAAGAGGTTATCGATGATTTAATTTTTAATTTAATTGATACTATGAATGATAAGCAAAATGTTTATTTAGATATGGACGATACAATGCAAAGTAGCATAGCGGAACAGCTTGTAGCAGGTGTTAATGATCCACAAGGTAAAGGTGCAGCAACCAGACAAACTGTAAGAAATTATTACGCATTGTCTTTACAAAACAGAAATAAGATTATACAAAATAAAATACAAACTCTTTTAAAAGAAGGTTCAGGAACATTAAGCACTTTAAATGATTTTATAGTTGATAATTTATACGCAGACGAAGCAATATCAAAAAAAGGTTCTGATGACGCTTTTAAATATGTACAACGCTTTGGAGATAATTTAGTTAAACCAACTTATTTTGTTAACCAAAAAAATACAGCAGGACATGTGTTATTTACTAAAAATTTAAATGATACATTTGCAGATGTAAAAAGAATTAATTTTGATGTTGCTTTTAATTTTGCGAATAATTTACCTATAGAATCTTTAGGTGGAAGCTATAGTGCTACACGTGACTTGTTATATTTACAAAGATTTATGGAAGTAGTACGACCAGACACAGAAGTGTTTATGGATTTTATAGAGTATCATAAAAATCATGTTGGTTATAAACAAATAATAAAAAATATGGTACAAAATAAAATTGAACCAACCGAAGATTTATTATTTGACATGGCTAATTCAGCAAGAGGATATACAAGCACTAATGACGTGAGAGTTAAAAGTAAATATAACATAGATTTGTTAACTGATGTCAAAGAAGCAACTAAAAATTTACAAAATGAAGTTGATGATATTGTTTTTGCAAATACAAAAACTGTTGACGGTGACAGAACACTTGTTAATTATTTAAATAGAATAAATGGATTACCACAAAAATATGTACAAGCTGTGCCTAGTCCTATAGCATTTGCGGACATTTTGTTATTAAAATCTTTATCACAAAGTGGTATAGAAATTGTTGTAGGCACAGGTGGTGGTCGTACTAACAATAATAATTATCATGATGTTTTTGGTATTGTAGATCCTGGCGATAAATTTGGAACTGGTGTACCAAGACAAGCTACATACGTAGTAAAAGGTATAGAAATGGATAAAGATAAGTTGTCATTTGTAAATGACGTTGTATCTGGTAACAAAAGTTTTTCAGATTTATCTGATCAAGAAATTAAAGCTATAGCAGAAATAATACCAATAGAAACAATTACAGAAAATGAAGTATTATCACAAACAACAAAAGAACGTTACGCTAAAATTTATAATGAATTAGACATATACGATACAAGATTTATAACTGCAGGACAAATAGATCCATCACCATTAGACGGTGTGTTCTTACAGCAAAATTCAGATTTAAAAGAGTTATTTGCTAGACAATCTATCTTTGGCGATGTAGATGATTTAACAATGCAAAAGCACATAAACGATGTAGTAAGAACATTAAACCGACAAGTAGATCCAAAAGACTTTTCAAGAGTAGTTTATTCTTCAGGATTAGCAAGTACATTAGCAAATGGCTTAGATATGTTTGACGCTGCAGTTATATATCCTGTAGCAATGGATATTTTGCTTTCAAGAACTTCAGGTATAGGACAGGAAACAGAAACAATAGGTGGTGCAGTTGGACATGTAGTAGGAGATATTTATGATCCGTCAGAGAGAGATACAATGTTTGAACAAGCATACGGATCACCTGAAGATCCTGACTCTATAGCAGGTACTTTTAGTAGAGCTATGAGTGGAATTGCAAGAAGATTTGGTAGTCTAGCTAATCCTGGTGGTATGTTTGATGATATGATTTCTGATATAAAGGAAGGTGCTATTAACGCATTACAATTTGTAACTGATGGAGCAGGTATGAACGATTGGATATACAATGTTAAACGTGACATGTATGTAACACAAAAATTAAAACAAGATGGTTATGGTGATGGTAAAAGAGTACCATCAAGTCGTGTAAAAGAATTAGAAAACGAATATGAAACTGCAATACCAAATGATACTGATAGGTATGGTTATACACTTGACAGGGACGAGGTTCCTTTTTCTGAATATATTAGAAGTTATAGAGGATTTGATAAATGAAGTTTGACGCGCGTAGTTTTCCAGTTATAGAAGGTGGTGGTGATACTTATCCAGAAATAAAGTATATGGATAATGGTATTGGTGTAGTAGATCCAAATAGAATTATGGAAGCAATGATTAACTTTAGAAAATCAGGTGCAAGAGATTTAAATAATAGATCTAAAGTAGCATTTTATGACGGATCTACAGACATGATGGAAGATTTACTTACAATATTTGGTGTTGAGAGTGCAAGTAATCGCACTAAAGATGGTGAGATTTTAAATATAAATAATGTTCCTTACAATGCACATGCAGAATTTAACGAACCAGGACGTGGTGAGAGTTATGGTCTTATGCAAATCGATGTAAGTGGTGACAATAAAACATACGTTATGATGGCTATGAATCCTAAGTATAGAGATATGTTAGCTAAAGAAAAAACAGTAAAAGCACGTAATGCATTAGGTGCTAAATTGTTTGAAGAAAACAGAGAAGAAGCAGTAGCATTTTTAAAAGACATAAACAACATAGATAAACACATGTTAATTGCTTCTACAATATTTAACGACAATGGTCTTAATGGTTGGAAGGCATATAGTAATTACAACAGTGCAAACGTTGATCCTGGTTTTAAAGAGTTATATGACATGGTTGCTGAAGCAAATGAGAAGAGAGTATTTACAACATGGCAAGATGAAGTGATGATGGAGAATAAAAGAAACCAAGAAGATATGTTGCAATTATTATTAATGAGGGACCAAATGCCTGTTAGTATTAAAGATAGAGCGCTGTATCTAATAAATACTTACAATAATTTGAAAAGAGAAGCACCAGATATGACGGAATATGCTGACAAAAAAATAGAAGAACTAAAACCATTTGCAGGTATATATGGCAGCTAATCTTATACCAGAACTACCAAGTGATACACAAGTATGGGAAGAAATAAATGAAGCAGGTCAAAGTATTTATTATCTTGTATACCAATTACCACAAGAAGCAGCGCAGTTATCACCTGGTTTAGAAAAATTTACATTTAGATATAGAGTAAATGACTTACAACAAATAACACAAGCAGCACAAGCAACAGTAGTTCCTGATGTTATTGTACGTAAAGATGGTGAAGTATACAATGTAGAAGGTAACACAAGTATAGATGTTGATGATTATATAAATAGTTTTTATTTTGGAACACATGAACAACTATCTGCAATAAGAGGACAGGTAGAAGCAGGTGCAACAGGATATGAATACTTTATAGAATCATTAGAGACAGAAGCAAAGTATAAACCTTATATATTTAGTAAAGACGCACGTGGTAGATATGATTATCTAGCTGTTGTATTAGAAGCAGCTAAAGAAGGTAGGACTGCAAGAGAAGCAGAGCTTGCACAAACAACCTGGTGGAAGACACATACTTCTACAGAACGCCAGGAGATGTTATTTGCACATCAAGATCCTGCAACATTTAGTAAAAGAGGTATACAAACTAGAGAAGATATTATAAGTAAAATGATGGCAGCAGGACTTACTACATTGGATCCTGCAATTATAGACGCAATAACACAGAAGAAACAATACGGTACATTTACTGATACTGATATACAAAAGACAATACAGAAGTTAGCAAATCCATTAATAAGATATACTTTAGATCCAGAGATTAAAGCTGCAGCAGAAGGCAAAACATTAGAAACAATAGAGATGACACGTGGTATAGAAGACACAATTAATGCTATATTAGGACCTGGAGTTGCAGATAATTATAATTTAGATCAGTTACTTGCAGAGTATCAAAGCAATCCTACAGCATTTCAACAAGAATTTTTACCTAAGTTACAAGATCAGTTCCAAACAAAATACGAACAATACAAAGGAACTAATGTTAGAGCTTACGAAGACATAGCACCAGACCTAAGAGCGGAGTGGCAATCTGTTACTGGTAGTATGCCAAATGAAACAACATCACAATGGAAAACATTTATAGCTACTAACGATGTAGCAGAACGAAAAGATATAGCATTTGCGGCAGCAGCAGAATTAGGATCGCAAGTGTATAGGGATCAGGTTAAATCAGACATGGAGAGAGTATTTGGAAGAGCAGGTGCTAGGTCAACTGGCGGAGGTAGGTTTGGATTATGAGCATACTTGCTAGATTCTTAGAGATAGAGAGAAGACTAGGTGGTGGTTTTGATGTGCCAGAACCTGCACCACAAGTAATTAGTGCAGACGTAGATCCTGCAGAACTTTTAGCTTCTGTTCAAAATAATCCTGGTGTTGTTGCAAGAAGAGAACAAGAAGCAAGATTAGCTGCATTAAATGTACCACCACCAGATGATGGTACACCACCACCAGGTGATCCTATAATTCCACCTGTAATAGACGAACCGACAGGTGGCGGCAACACAACATCTGATGAATCTTTTATAGAAAATGGAAGAATACTTATATATAGAGTCACAAGAGATTCTAGTGGCAACATAATTAGTAGAGAGTTTTTAAGAGATTTAGGACCAGAAGATACAGGTGCAGGAGATCCACCACCAGTCACAACAGTGCCTGGTGATCCAGTACAACAATTTAACGCAAGAGAGTTTGCACAAACTAATTATGGATTTTTAGGAGAAGAATTAATAGAAGTATTTTTGTCAGAATACAATAGTAATGGCGGTGATGTTGATGAATCATTACGTGCTATGAGAGGTACACAAATATATAAAGATAAATTTCCTGGAATATTTAGAGAAGATGGTACAACATTAAGGTTTTCTACAGAGACACCAGAGCTTGATTATATAAAAATGAAGGAAGATTATTTTAACGCATTAGAAGATTACAATCTAAATCCTACATATTTTGAAGATAAAGTTACACAATTATTTGAGAATGATGTAGATCCAAGAACATTTACAAATAGGTTAGAGACAGCATACGGATCTTTGTTTAATCAGTTTGACGCAGTTAAATCATACTATGTAGAAAATTATCCTGGTACTTTTCCTTCTACTGATGACATATCAGACGAAGCTATATTTGCTAGCTTTATATCAGAAGATATATCAGCAGATATTATTGCACAAAGAATATCAGTATCACAAATAGGTGGTGCATTTAAAGAAGAAGACTTTGCAGTTTCTGCAGCACAAGCACAAAGATTAGTAAGTGCAGGTTTATCTGGTACTGGTGCGCAACAAATAGCACAAAGAGCAGAAGCTAGATTACCTAGATTACAAAGGTTAGCAAGAAGATTTACAGGTAGAGATGATATATTTGGTCTGTCAGAATTTATAGAATCAGAAGTTTTTGGTGAAGGAGTTGCTGCACAAGTACGTGAGAGACTTGAAGCAGAACAACAGACAGCATTCTCACGTGAGAGTGGTGCTGTACAAACAGATGTTGGTGTAACAGGATTGGTAGAACAATGATAAAATGGGTAAGAGCTAGAAACAAACAAGGTCAATTTATTAAAGATAAAGCATGGACCTTTTGGAATGACGCCTATAAAATAAAATTAACACAATCAGGAAAAAATGCGTTAGCAGTAATTTTATGTGTTATAATAATATTACTGGCGTGGTCAGTTTCCGCCAGGTAAATAATAGAACGACATTCTGGATTAGGGTTCCTACGTCCTATCCAAGTAATAAATTCGTAGAGGTGTTGTAAGCGTAGTTGCAGCGCCAATTCAGCATATAATCAAATACTGTAACCACTCCCAATATGTACCACACCTTATTGGAGAACAGTGTAAACGTGTGAGAAATGGAGAATATCAATGACAGACGAAACAATGGACAGCATGGATACCAACGATGGTATAAAAGGTTTAAGAGAAAAACTTAAATCTGTAGAACAAGAGAATAAAGAACTAAAGAATGTTGTAAAGACTTCTTTGTTTAAAGATGTTGGATTAGATCCTAACTCTGGTACAGGTAAGATGGCATTCGATCTATATGATGGAAAACCAGATACTTCAGAACTAGGAACATGGCTTAAAGAAACTTATAACATAGATACTGAAGTACAGCAGAACAACGAAGTAGCTGCTGCGAAGATCGCAGAGAGTGACAATAAGCTAGAGACAATACAACAAAATTCTAGTGCTACACAACCTGAAGATTGGACACAGAAAATGCAAGAAATTATATCTAGCGATACAACTTCTGTTAAAGATAGTCTAAGAGCAAAATTAGCTTTACAAGAAGAACTTAAAAATAGATAATATCTCGTAAGAGAGAAGGGAAATAGTAGAATATGGCAGCAATATCAGGTGCTAATCCAATAGTTGCTAGTGACGTTAATAACTTTACTGGTGAATTATTTAAAATCACACCTCATAGAACACCATTGCTAGCTGCTGCAGGCGGACTTAACGGAGGAGTTGCGATTAACTCAACATTCTTCCAGTTCCAAACACAAGATAATGCAACAGTCTCTTCTGTTACACCAGACGATGAAGGTGGTTCACCTAACTATTCTGGTAGAACAAGAGCAGCACAACAAGGTACACTACAAATTTTCCACGAAGCAGCACAAGTATCATATACTGCACAAGCAGCTTCTGGAGAAATTGTACCTTTTCAATTATCAGGGAATTATAAGAACTCCGATCCTGCATTAGCATTAGCAGGTAACAATCCAATTAACGATGAGCTAGCTTATCAAATGGAATTAGTATTAGAAACAGTCGCAAAGAAAGTAGAATGGTCAGCATTCAATGCACAATACAATGATGGTACAACAGGTAACCGTCAGATGAGAGGTCTTGATCAACACTGTTCTTTATCAGGCGGCAACATTGTCTTCCATGACACAGCAGGTAATGGTTCTGGAACAGCACAAAAACTTAACTTTGATGTAATTGCAGACGCAATGAAAAAATTGTATGACGCAGGCGCACCAATGAGAAATCCTGTGCTTTTCTGTCAACCAACAGCATTACTCGATCTTAATAAAGAAATGGTAAATGCAACTGTTGTAGCAGGTAAGAACTATGGTATTTTACCTAGAGATAGAAATGTAGGAGGTGTTGACATTGATACAATTGTTACACCTTTTGGACAGATCGGACTAGCTTTGTCTGACTTCCTACCTGCAGGATCTAACGATGGTAAGAAAAACTTTATCGTTGACATGTCTTTTGTCAAACCAGTATTCCTTAACATTCCAGGTTATGGAACTATGTTTGTAAGAGACTTAGATCAAAACGATAATGCAAGAATTGCAAAAGCAGTATATATGGAAATGGGCTTTGACTTTGGTCCACAACAATATCACTGTGAAATTGATAACGTTTCAAACGCTTAATCAATAAATTAATACTCTAAGACCGCTTACTCCACCTAAGCGGTCTTTAGAGTATGCTAAAATAAGGAACGAATATGGCAAGATTTAAACAAGACTTAGTACAAATAGATAGCGGATCTACAGCTAGCGAAGGTTCCAATACAGACGGAATGCTTTTGTCAGGTATTATATTTCCATCAGCAATGACTGGATCTACAATAACAATACAATGGGCTTCAAGTCCTGGAGGTTGGAAGGACGTTAAAGAGACTGACGGATCTGCAGTAAGCTACACAATAAGTACAGATGACGTTGTAAGAGTTGATCCTAGTGGTTGGGCTTTTGCTTCTACAGGATTTTTACGTGTAGTATCTGGATCTACTGAAGCTGCTGCTAGAAAAATAACATTATTATATAGAGAGAGTTAAGATTCTATGGGAATCTTATTAACTCTTAAAGAGGGTGGTTCTCTAATAATTGATAGTATTGCAGGATCACCACACGTAGATTTTATTGATCGTGTCGATGAAGATTTAGATTTATTACCAGAACCACTTGTAGGTTTAGGTGTTATAAAAATGGGTGTAGGAAGTATGGGTGTATAATGGCAACATTTGGCGAGCTTATAGACAGAACTTACAGAGAGTATTTACGTCCAGTAGAAGAACAAGAACCATTATCACAAGTAGCTAATACAGATAGTATTACAGGTGGTACAGGTTTAACCGCAGCAGGCACAACATTACAATATAAATCAGGTTTATTTACACCAGAAGAAGAAGAATTAATTGGTGCAGGATCTGTATTAGAAATAGATCAAGAATTGTTAATGGTGGAAGATATAAATACAGTAGCAAGAGAAATTACTGTAGAACGTGGTAGGTTAGGATCAACTGCAGCAGAACATCTAAATGATGTAGATATTATTCTTAAACCTAAATATCCTAGATTAAATGTTGCAAATGCAATAGGAGATCAAGTTATAGGTTTATATCCTGCATTATATGCTGTAAAGAAAACATCTATAACTACATCATCAACACAATTTGTAGAAATGCCTGCAGGAACACAAAGAATATTACAAGCAAAAATGGATAACTCTACATCAGGATCTACTACTACTGTTTATAGTGACATAGCATTAGAGTTACTTACAGATTTTGCAGGATCAACAACAGACGCAGCAGTACAATTTCCTACTGCACCTACGTCAGGTAAAACTGTATATGTTGTTTATGCTTCAAAATTTACAAGACCAACAGCAGAAACTAACAATATGAATAGTGTTTGTGGATTAGAGGATTTTCACGAACAAATAGTTATGGTTGGTGCTGTTGCACAATTACTATCAGAATTAGATGTTGACGTGACTACACAAAACTTTATTACAGAAAACCTAGAACAAAGAGGTGTACCTGTAGGATCAGGTGAGAGACTTAGAAATGCTTTACTTAGATACTATGGAGTATTACTTGACAGAGCAAGAAGAGAACAACGATCTAGGTTTCCACAAGGTGTTGAACTCTACGGAATAAGTTTTACCTAATGCCATTACCTAATACTGGTAATGTAGCTACACCATTAGCTTTTGGTTATCAAGCACAAATATCTGATGGTGTAACAGATATATTACTACGTTTAGCAGTAGCACCAGGAAGAGAATTAAGTATAACTACTGCACCATTATCTGCGCAACAGGTCAATACAGCACAAGTACCAGAAGAATTTAGAGCAGAATTTGGACAAAGCTATGCTAGATCAGATTTATCTGGTGGTGCAGGATTGGACCAGGCACATAGAAGAAATCAAGGATCTAATGATTTCAGAAGATTCTTTGACAGTAAAGGTGTAGATGTTTTTAAAAATGCAGATGACAAAGGACAAAATTATTCTTTAGAATTACATTTTGATACAGAATTAAACAAAGCAAGTGCTAATGCTAATCAACATGTATTAGCACATGAAGATGTTATATGGCTTGCACAAGGTCATGATGTATATTATTCAAACAACAATGGTACGTCTTGGACTACTACTGATCCTTATTCAGCAGGTGCTTCATACAATGTTACAGGTTTAGCTATGGAAGGAAATATATTATATGTTTCTTTGCATGATGGAACAGATAGTATTGTAAGACAAATTGACACTGACAACATTGGTGGCGGTTATTCAAATTATACAAATGTATTATCAAGCAGAAAAATTTTAGGTTTGTTTAATGTTAAAAATTATATATTGTCTGTAGAAGATGATGGTAAATTACAAGAACTTGATGGTACTAATGCACCAACATTAATAAAAGATTTACCTGCAGGATCTTTGTGGGTAGATGTAATAGACGGAGGTGCTGTTGTCTTAGCAGCTTCAGATGATGGATATATATATTCTTTAAAAGATACAGGATCTGGTTTATCTTTAGTAGGTCAAACATTTATAGAAGGTGAGAACATTGTATCTTTAGCAGAGAGTAATGGTATAGTATTTTTTTCTACATCACAATCATCTAATGCAGGTGGTAAGATAGGTAGAATTTACAGAGGTAATTTAGCTTCTGATGGTGTTCTTTATACAGTAGATAACAGACAACTTATAAAAGAATTTGGAGATTTAAATACAACTGTAGATAAATCACCAACAAGTTTATTTTCTACAAGAGATCAAATATTTTTTGGTGTTATAGATAGTGCAAATGAAACTGATTTATATTCTATATACTTACCAACACTAGGTTATGCAAGAAATATTTATTACACAGGTACATCAGGTAAAGTAAAAGGTATTGTATCTTCTAAAAATAAATTATTTTTTATTGTAGATCAAGTAGGTTTAGTAAAAGAATTAACAACATACGTAGAAAATGGATATGTAATATTACCTGCTGCAGATTTTTATACTTCGCAAAAAAAACAATGGATTGGTGGACGTATATATACAAGCGATATACCTGCAGGTGGATCAGTGTTAGCAGAATTTTCTACAGATTTAGACGCATTGTCAAATCCAACAAGTTCTACTTACTCAACATTAACAAATGTAGAAATAGAAGGTAACGGAGATGAAATACCTATTGTAAATGTTATAAACAGATGGCTTATACCTAAGTTAACAATTACATCAGGATCAGCACAAACAAATACACCAGAAGTTTATTCATATAGTTATCGTGCATTCCCAGAACCAGAAGATGTTATTGCACGAATACCAGTAAATGTTTCTGATCGTATAGAACGTCCAGGTAAAAGACCAAAAAACATACCTGGTATTGGTGCAAAACTTTTTGACGCATTAAAAAGATTAGAAGGTAAATCAGTGCAACTTACATTATTTAAACCAGACGAAGCAATAAGAGGAATAGTAGAAAATGTTACTCTACCTGTGCAAGAAATAACTAAGTACGGATCGACTATGGTATTCTGTACTATACAGGTTAGAGGACAACGCCAGGCAAATACTTCTGAAGTTTCTTCATTAGGAACTCTTGGAGTTGGAGATTTAGGTATCTTCAGGTTTGGCGTGTGATATACTAACTAGGAGAAAATAGAATATGGCAGATACAAGAAAAGCAGCAGAATCAACTACGGCTAATGCGTTTGAGACAACACTGTCTTCGCAATTAGGTGCTAGTGACTTAACAGTAAACGTAGCTTCAACAACAGGATTAGCTTCACCATGTTACATAGTGATTGAACCTGATAGTGCTACACAAAGAGAATACATTTTTATAGACAGTACAGTTGCAGGTACATCATTTACAACAACCACTGCAGATAATAGGTATCTAAGTGGATCTGCAGCAGGATCAGGATTAACACACCCATCAGGATCTAAAGTGCGTGTTGCACCAATGAAGCAACATTTTGAAGATATTTTTGACGCATTAGGAAAAGTAGTAGATACAACATACTCTAGCGGTACAGCAGGAGAAGTTGTATTTGATGTTGCTGCAGGTGCAGTAGATGTCGCTAATGATGAAATATTTATTAGAGACGCAAACGATAGCAACAAAGTAAAAAGAGAGAGTGTCGCAGATTTAATAGCAGGCATTGATGGTAACGGTTTAACTGCTTCATCAGGCGTGCTTAACGTTAGCATATCATCATCTGAAATAGCAGCAGGTACGCTTGTTACTGAAGCTGAAGGTATAGGATCTAACGATAATGACACAACAGTTCCAACATCAGCAGCAGTCAAAGATTATGTTGACACCAATGCAGCAGATATTGGATTAGTAATAGCACTAGGATAGGAAATTAGGATATGGCAAATATATTCAAAAATCAATATACCGATTTAGGCACTAGCAACTCTGATGTTGTAACTGCAATTGCTTCAGGTACAGGTATTGTTTTAACACTTAGATGTACCAATGTTGATGGATCAAATGACGCAACAGTTACAGTGGAAGTTGTTGATGGTTCATCTGGAGACGCAAAAATTGCAAGTACAATGACTGTCCCTGCAGATAGCTCTTTAGAGTTAGCAGGTACTTCTAAAATTGTTTTAGAGACAGGCGATAAAATACAAGCACTAGCTAGCGCTTCAGGGGATATTGAAGTTTTTGCAAGTTATTTGAATATAACATAATAAGGAGTACCTATGTCTAAATATGGTTACATTGGTGCTAGACCTACACAATCAAGCTCGTCATCTAGTGGTGTATTTTCTGTTAATGATGTAGCTAATGCTTTAGATCAAAGTATATATCCAATACAAAGTATACCAATACAATACTTAGTTATGGCAGGTGGAGGTGGTGGTTCTACATCAGGTTCATCAGGTAACAGAGGTGGAGGGGGAGGTGGAGCAGGAGGTTATCGCAACTCTTATGCTTCTGAAACATCAGGTGGTAATTCATCTACAGAAACACCTTTACTATATATACCTGGAACATCAGTAACAGTTACGGTAGGTGCAGGTGGAACAGGTGGTTCAGGTGGTAGTTATTTACAAGCAGGAGCAAAAGGTTCAAATAGTGTTTTTTCTACAATCACATCAATAGGTGGTGGTGGTTGTAAGCCAAACTCAACAGGAGATGAAGATGGTGGTTCAGGTGCAGGTGGTATGCACAATACAGCAGGTTCACCAGGTGATGGAACAGCAGGACAAGGACATGATGGTGGAAATGGTAACAATAATGCAGGAAATTCAGGTGGTGGTGGAGGAGGAGCAGGTGCTGTAGGTGTTGGTAGTGTACATTTTCAAACAGGAACAAAAACTAGAGCTGCAGGTTTGTCATCTTCTATTACAGGTTCAGCAACTACTAGAGGAGTAGGTGGAGGTCCAGGACAAGGTGGTGCTTCCAGTGGTAGTTCAAATAGTGGTATGGGTGGAGATGGTAGTGGTTCAGCTACAGCAGGTGGAACAGGTGGTTCAGGAATTGTTATATTAAGATATTCAAATAATTATACAATAACAGTAGGTTCAGGTTTAACACATGGTAATGAACAGACTGATGGATCAGATAAATATATAGTTTTTACGGCAGGTACAGATACAGTGAGTTTTGCATAATGAGTAAATCAAACGAATATGGCTATATACAAGATGGACCTACACAAAGTAGTAGTTCTAATTCAGGTGTGTTTGAAGTAAATGATGTAGTTGATTTACTTAATAAAGGAAAATTTGCTTTACAAACTACAGATGTCGAGTATTTACTTATATCAGGTGGTGGTGGTTCTTGGAATGGTGGAGGAGCGTCAGGTTACTTTAAGACTGCAACTGTTACATTAGCTATAGGAGAAACATTTACAGTTACTGTTGGTGCAGGAGGTTCAGCTAAAAGCACAGGTGGTACATCTGAAATAACAGATAGTGGTAGCAATGTTATTGATAGTGGAGCTGCAACTATGGCAGGTGGAGTTAGAGGAGGTTCACCAGGTGGTGGTGGTCTCTCAGGTAATGTTGGTTCAGGAGCAGGTCATGGCAACACAGGTGGTACAGGTTCTTTAGGTGGTAATGGTGGTAATGGACAATCATCAGGAGAATGTGGTGGTGGTGCAGGTGGTGCTGTAGGTAATGGTGGCAATGGTGGAGGTTCTTTCGTAACAGGTGGTAATGGTGGAATTGGTACTAATGCTTACTCAACATGGGCTACTACATCAGGTTTAGGTGGTTCAGGTGGATTCTTTTGTGGAGGAGGAGCAGGAGGTTCTAACTCTGGAAACCACTCAAATGGTGGATCAGGTGGTGGAGGAATGGGTAGACCTGATAATCAAGGACATGATGGTACTGCTAGAACAGGTGGTGGTGGAGGTGGAGAAATAAATGTAGGTAATGCAGGTGGTTCAGGTATGGTTTATGTAAGAGTAGCTGATTCAACTTCATTGTCTGCAACAACAGGTTCTCCAACAGAAGCAACTGGTGGTGGTTTCAAGTATTATGCCTTTGATAGTTCAGGAAGTTTTACAGTATAATGGCACATTTTGCACAATTAGATGATAGTAATGTAGTAACTAATGTAATAGTTGTTAATAACAATGTATTGCTTGATGAAAATGGTGATGAACAAGAGAGTTTAGGAATTGATTTTTGTAAAAGTTTGTATGGTGAAGATACAAATTGGAAACAGACTTCATATAATACAAAAGGAAATCAGTATTGGGAATATGTAGATGTTGATGGTCAAGAATTTCAAGACCATGTAGTAGCGTCAGACCAATCTAAAAAATTTAGAGGTAATTACGCAGGTATAGGTTATACCTATGATACAGAGAATGATGTTTTTATTGGAGAAAAACCTGCAGATAATTACACTTTAAATACAAGTACATGGCTTTGGGAAGAAAATTAAAATGGCACATTACGCATTTATAAAAGACAATATAGTAACTGAAGTAATTACTGGTAAAGATGAAACCGAAACAGCACCTGATGGATTCGCTGATTGGGAAGAATATTATTTAACAAAAAGACCAGGACAAGACGCTTGTAAAAGAACATCTTACAATACTATGGGGAATACACACGCACTAGGAGATACACCATTTAGAGGTAACTATGCAGGTATAGGTCATACTTATGATAGTTCTAATGATGTATTTTATCAACCACAACCTTATGCAAGTTGGTCATTAGATAGTAATTCGATTTGGCAACCACCAATTCCATATCCTTCTGATGGAGATGGTGATAAAGGATATATATGGAACGAAGAAGCATATCAAGCAGATAATTCAACTGGTTGGGATTTAGTCGAATAATTTTATGATATAATCCCATGATGGATTATATAATCGGTTTTATATTAGGATACTTTTGTCAAAAATTTTTTGTATGGTTAGATCAATTTGCCATACCAAAAGTTCCAGATAATTACAAAGAAGATGATTGGGACTGGATTAATTGAGTACAAACGGTTTTACTACTAAAGAATATTTGCAACAAATTAAAGAAGATATAGATCAAGCAAATGATCGTATAGATGAATTGCATGAGAAAATAAATAAGTCCCCAACACGTCAAGAAATTTTAGGTTGGCTTGTTGCAATTACCAGTAGTGCTGCATTCTTAAATAGTATAATGTAATAATGGACGGCTACGCATTGTACTGGAATATATCAAAACGCATGGTTGCTGTATTTATAGCACAGGCGTTGAGTGTTATTGGTGCAGGTAGTCTTATAGGTATTGATGTCATACAGTCATCTTTACTTGCAGGACTATTAGGCGTAGCTAATGTCCTAGAGATCCTTGCTAGAAAATATTTAAATGATGGTAAATTATCATACGAAGAAGTCAATCAAGCATTTGGTATCTTAGATAGTAAAACACATAATGACATGAATGGGAGAGATATATAATGGCAGATCCTTGCTGCGGTGGTGGTTGTTGCGGAACTAATTAGTTCCAGTGCTACATAAATTTAACACGTTAATACGTTTAGGTATTGTTCTTTTCTTAATTGCACCAACACCTTCTCTTGCGTATCACGTAACAACACAGGCACCGTACAATCAATCATTAGCTATAGACACAACCACTGGTGATATAACTATAGGTATATATACATCAGATGGTTTAGAAGATAGTACACCAGAAAAATACACAATATTTTTTGACATAGACAATGATGTAACTACAAATAGTTTTTGCGTCAGTACATCATTTGGACATACTGGTAATTTAGAATGGAATTATCACACGTTTTCTTTGTCAGATTTACAAACATATTTTGAAAATCCATACGGTAATTTTAGAGTTAAGATCAGGGCAGACAATGATACAGACAATAGTTTTTCTTATCTCACACAACAAATGAACATTGATATACCTAATGAATTACCTTTTGTAAATTTAGTATGGAATGGTTTACCACAAACAACATGTAATGATACGTCTACAACTACTACAACAACTACAATTGCAGAAGATACCACTACTACATCATCTACATCTACAACGCTGCCACCTAAAAAAGAAGAAGCACCTGAACCAGAACCTGAACCAGAACCTGAACCAGAACCTGAACCAGAACCTGTACAAATAGTTATGGACGATGGATCTGTAGCAGAATATACAGAAACAGAAGTAGAAGATGGCACAGTAGATAGGGATAACCAACGTGCAGCTAACGAAGATCTGTACGGTTGTGCGCTTACAGACGCACAGATAGCTAGAGGTGATTGCGATATTGTTGAAACAGTTATAATAGAAGAAGATGAAGAAGTATTTGTGGAAGAAGGGGGAGAAAAGTTTTCCGATGATGTTGTTGTACTTGATGACATGGAAGATCAGTATGATGACGAACAAATTGTTGAGCTTACTGAAGAAGAAGTTGAACGTGAAACTAAAAAATCTGAACTTAAAGAAGAGATTGAGATATTTGTATTTGAAGACGAAGAGGAGATTGAGGAGTTTATAGATACTGTTATAGAAGTAGAAGAATTTTTAGAAGAGTTTGAAGAAGTAGAGATTATAATAGTAGAAGATCTAGATGATTTAGAAATAGATATAGATGATTTTGACACAGAGTTTGAGGAGATAGAAGAAGATGAGTTGGACGAAATATTACCTGGAGATGACACCGAGAGAACAGAGGAAGTTCAAAAGGAAGATGAGATCCTGGAAGAGAATGAAGAAGTCGTTTTAACAGAAGAAGAAGTAGCTGTAGAAGTTGCTGAAGTCGAAGAAGTTATAGAAGATATTATTGTAGAAGAAGTTACTACTGAAGAAGCTATAGAAGTTATCGAACAAGTCAACGACATAGGTGTACAAAACTTAGATCAAGCAACAGAAGAAGTACAAGAAGTTGTACAAGCTGTTGTAGAAGAAGCAATTGATAATGTAGAAGAACTTACTGAAGAACAAGTAGAAGTTGTCCAGGAAGTTTTACAACTTGATGAACCTGAAGACGTAGAAATTATAGCTGAAGCAGTTAAAGAAGACGAAGCTGTTGCAGAAGCTGTAGAAGAATACGTAGAACGTGCAGTAGAAAATGCAGACGTAGAAGATTACAACCTTGCTGATGTTGTAACAGAGGTACAAACAGAGGAGTTTCTTGCAGATCCTATAGGTGCATTCACAGATATAGACGTAGCTGCAATAGATCTTACAACTATTGGTGACACAATGACATCTACGCAAAAAGAAAAAGCACAGGAAGTTGTTGTACCTGTAATCATAGCTTCGCAAATTGTAGCTAGTGTGCAGGTAGTACCAGTTAGAATAAGACGTAGAGTATGAAGTATATAAAAAAAATAATTAATTGGATAAAAGAAATACTTAAAGAGACAATAGCGCAGACATTTACACTGTTAGGTTTTTTTATTGCATGGCTTACATTGACTGGTACAGCAAAAGACATTGTAGGTATTGCTATAATAATAAGTACAATCTTATGGTTATTAACTATAGGATTACGTAAAGATAGTGATGAGCAACCATCACAGAAACGGAGCAGATAATGGCATACGGTTATGGTATGAAAAAAACAAAAAAGAAAAAGAAAAGCAAGCGTAAGAAAAAATACTAATGGGAATGGGTGTAAAGCATTACCTTAAATCAGGCAAAGTATTTAAAGGTAAGTATCATAAAATGCCTAATGGTCAATTGCACAGTGGTGCAACACATTCTAAATCTTCTAAAAGACTTTATCACTACGGTGAATTGTCAAAGAAGGCGCAACAAACTGCTAAGAAAAGTTGGAAACGATCATGAGTATTACCTATAGGGGGGAAAAGTTTTCTGGTTATAATAAACCTAAGAGAACACCTGGACACAAAACTAAATCACATGCTGTTCTTGCGAAGAGCGGTGACAAAGTTAAGCTAATTAGATTCGGACAGAAGGGAGTTAGCGGTGCAGGTAAAAAACAAGACGCAAAGTCTAAGGCAAGACGTAAGTCCTTTAAGGCAAGACATGCTAAGAATATAGCAAAAGGTAAAATGTCTGCAGCTTATTGGGCTAACAAGACTAAATGGTAAGAGGTATAATATGCCAATGAGCAAATATAGTGACAAGCAAAAGAAGATAGCAAGAATGGCACCACCACGTAATAAGATTACAGGTGCAGATTTTGCTATGTTAAAACAAAAGAAAAAGAAAAATGGCAAAAAAAAGTAAACCGATCTGGGATAAACCTAGACCAAAAGGATTAGGTAAACCTAAGAAACTTACACCTGCACAAAGAGCCAAAGCAAAAGCAAGAGCTAAAGCTAATGGTCGTAAGTATCCTAACATGGTGGATAACATTTGGGCAGCGCAGAGGTAACTTACGAAAATAAGTTGTCCCAAGTGCGACAAGAAAATGACGGTTGTAGTAGATCCATACAAGATATACTGTACAAACCGTGATTGTAAGGACTATACTGTGTATAGACAAAAGAAGGCAGGGAAATGAAACTACAAGTAGTACGCACACAGTTTGGTAAAGACGCTACAAACGGTATGTTATTTATAGATGGCGTGTTTGAGTGCTTTACACTAGAAGATCAAGAACAAGCAGTAAAGGTGAAATCTGAAACTGCAATACCATTAGGATCATACAATGTAGTGCTTCGTCCAGAAGGTGGTTTTAATAAAAAATACCTAGCTAAGTATGGTAATACCTGGCATAAAGGAATGTTGTGGATACAAGACGTGCCAGAATTTCAATGGATCTTAATTCATACAGGTAACACTGACGAACATACTGCAGGTTGTTTACTTGTTGGTGAAACGCAACAAGATTTAGATAAAGGTAAAGACGGATTTGTTGGTGGTTCAGGCGACGCATATAAAAAAATGTATCCTAAAGTAAGAAATGCTTTACAAGCAGGTGACAAAGTTACCATAGAATACACACACATAAACCTCGACGGTGCAGCAGCAGCACCTGTAAAGACTTCCGATAACGATAAACTCGATAAGATACTAGAAAAAGTGTCACGTATGGAGACTAAGTTAAGAGGAAGAATTATATAGACTGGAGATAACATGAGTGATGAACTCAAAGCACTTATCGAAAAAGTTGTTTGGACATTCATTGAAGCATTTGGTTCTGCTTTACTGGTAGGTCCTGCGCTTGACTTAGATATTACAGCAATACAAGCTGCAGCAATTGCAGGTGGTGGATCAGTAATAGTTGTATTAAAAGAGTATGCAAAAAAACAACTCGCAGGTAAGTAAACTTACTACAACCCAACAGGACGTAGCACACAACGAAACAAAAGATACACCTAACCACCCAAATGGTTGGGAACCTGGAGTAGAGTTTAACTATAAAACCAAGACTGGGACAATAACAACAAGAGCTATGGACAATGCTAGTCCACAGTTTGATGACTTGCTTAGATCATGGGGATTCGATCCTGAAAAATATTATATTCTAAATGACACAATACGTGTAAGCACGTGGGATATGAATTTGGGAAAAGGAGACGTGCAACAAGCATGGGCATACAAAGCACAAATAATTTACAGAGAACATGCACTTGATCAAGATGATTATGATCGTATATCTAAATGGATACAAACATACAAGCGTAAAGCTAAACCTAAAATAACAAAACCTAAAGCTAGTTTCTTTGTTGCTATATCTGATTTGCAATTAGGCAAGCGTGATGGCGGTGGTACAGAAGCTATTGTCAATAGATTTTTAGACAAGATAGATACAGTACGTGATCGTTATAACTTCTTACGTAAAGCAGGAGTGCAGCTAGATCAGTTAACAGTCGTGGGATTAGGTGATATCGTAGAAGGGTGTGTTGGCTTCTATCCACAAGCGATGGGACCTAACGGAGTCGAGTTGGATTATCGTAATCAAATGAAACTTGCTAGAAGAATAATAGCTAAAGCATTAGTAGAGTGGTCAAAAGATTTTGATCTAGTTGTTGTCGGCGCAGTACCAGGAAATCATGGAACTAAAAGGATTGCAAAAGGTATAGCACCTACAGGTGAGATGGATAACTATGACATAGAAGTGTTCGAGCAAATAGCAGAAATCTTTGCAGACAAACCACAATACAAACATGTTAAGTTTGTTATACCAGATGAGCCACACTTATCACTAAACGTATGCGGAACAAACATGAGTTTTACGCATGGTCATTTAAGCACTGGATCTGGCAACATAGAGCATAAAATTATGAACTGGTGGAAGAATCAGACGTTTGGTGGTTTTCATTCAGGTGGATCAAGCATTCTTGTTACAGGTCATTACCATCATCATCGTGAAATAAATGATCCTAGAACCTGGATACAAGTACCTAGTCTTGATGAGTCTACATACTTTGAACACCAGGCAGGCAAGAAAACTAAACAAGGTGTAATGACTATGGTTGTTGATAAGAATGGACACAACAACAAAGAGATCGTATAAAAAAGTAAGCCAGATGTGGTCATAACGCACACCTGACTTAGCTTTACTCTAATAGAATATGGCGTATTTAATTAGATAAAATACATAATAAACATCTTTTAGATCTTGTCAAGTATAAAAGCAAAGCGGACTCACAGGTCCGCTTTATTGCTTATGGAAGGAGTTGTCTTGCGTTATGACACGTAAGATACTCATTGCATACACTACTGCATGCTATAATTATTGTCAAGTCACTTCATTGATCAGGGGTTTCCTCCTTTACCTTGATCCTTGACACCAGGTCATATTACTTCGATCTGGTGTTTTTAGCAAAAATCTTTACGATTTTGAATTTATGCTATATAATTATATTGGGAGGTAGTAATGACTGCAATTAATACTACGTTTGACGATAACAAAATGTTATCCTCACTTGCTGAATCAGTAGGTAATACTGGTGTCGGCTTTGTTGTTATATATAAAAACAATCCTAAATATATAGACAGCATAAGTGAATTAAGAAACTGGTTGCGTAAAAACGGTCTGTACATACATGAGTATCAAATGTCTAATGGCATATTACACTACGTATTTGTAAGATCAGAACGCGGCGGCGATTAGTACATGAACATATTTACAAGTCAAAAGGAAATGAAGAAGTGGGCGATAGCTATGGCTAACGCATGTGGTGGACAAGAAGTAACACAAAATTCTATAAAATTAAACAATCCTAAACCTAAAAAAGTAAGTGATTTAACTATAAAATTTGTGTCAGATTACAACGCTATGATGAAAATAGCTATGGAAACTATTGCAGATGAAACAAAATTAGAGGAGGAGTAATGAGTAATTTTAGAAATTATGAAGCTCATCAAGAGATACATAAACAAATGTATGAAGAGGAAGAATGATGTGGTTTGATGAAATAATAATGGACGATCTCGATGATGAGTTAGAAAATGTCAGCACCTAGTCCACAAGATCGTGACATAAAAGTAATGTTTACTGATCACAGTACACGTGATTACATTATGACTGCAAGTAATATAAAAGAAGCAGAAGAAAAGTTTGACGCAATATTTAATGAGGTTGAGAAAAAAATTAATGAGTTGTGTAAAGCAAATAATGTTGGTAAAGTTACTAAAGTCTGGTGTGAATATCACATAGATAAATATCATTACATGACAGAGGAGGAGGATACATAATGGCATGGCAAGACGAGTACGATCAAGTAGAAGATAGACTTAAAAAATTTTGGAAGGACAATCCTAACGGTCGTATAGACACAAAAGTTATACATGTTAATGCAGATTTTACAAATGCAATACATAGGTGTGAAGTTTACAAAGATATTAATGATGAGTTTCCTGTAGCAACAGGCATAGCACAAGATCAACAAGGACCAAAAGGTGCAAACCAAACCTCATGGATAGAAAATGGGGAGACGAGTTCAGTAGGCAGAGCTTTGGCGAACTGGAAGTACGCAGCAAAGAAGCGACCATCGGTCACAGAAATGCAGAAGGTGGAGAACTTGAAGGATACCCAAGTTACCAAGAGTGCAGCACAAACTAGCAATAGCAAAGGTTACACTCCTCCACCATCTGTACAAAAAAAACTTGATGGTGCAGTACAAGACAGTGATCTTGCAGGTAAATCAATAGAAGATAAATTAGAAACTATTGGTGTATCAGTAGAAGAGAAGGTTGTAATTACAAAAGGCACAGTCCAACCAAAGTGTATAAGTTGCGACAGTGAGTTGTGGGACAACAGAATGGATAAAGCAACTGGTAAAATAGGACAAGGTTATCCAGATTGGAAATGTAAAAACAGAGAGTGTAAAGCAGGTAAGAATGGCACACCACGTGCGTACTATATGGACAGCTACAGTGCTGAACAAAAAGCACCAGAAGAGTGGTACATGCCAGAGGTAGTAAAAGCAAAAGATGTAAAAGAAATAAAAGAAGGGGAAGTGCCGTTCTAATGTCAAAAGAAAAAGGTCCTTTAGATGGTCCAAGTATAGATATACATTCAAAAGAATTTAAAGATACTGTAATGAATCTAATGATGAAAAAACATTTAGATCCTGATGATGAATTTAATTTA